CAGTACACTATCACAACAGAAGTTTGTAGCAGAGTCAGCAGATGCTAGACGCTTGGATCGAGTTGATACAAACTCCATGCTCGCAATGGTATCCATGGAACTAGAACAAAAACTACAAAAAGCCTTCAATCTCTCTGCCCAATATGTTGGAATCGAGCCACCAGAAGTAAAAATCAGCAGAGACTTTGATATTGAGAGACTAATCGGACAAGATATTACCGCTTTAACGTCATTATTTGATCAACAAGTTATAGATAGAGATGAATTTAGAGATATTTTGGTACAAGGTGAAGTTTTACCAACAGCAAATGAGGTCAAACCAGAATAATTTGTTACAATGATAGTTAAGTACATATAAATTATGGGCAAACATTTAGACCATGTTCTTCAAGAAGATGGAACATACAAATGGGAACTGGCAGAGATCCCTGCTGTTAAGTCCACCCCAGTAGAAACAGCTAAACCAAAAACAGAAACTAAAAAAGTTTCTAAAAAAAAGTCCTCAAACATCTTATCTGAATAATTCATGGCAATAGAAGAAAAAGTAGTTCAGTCTGAGTCTGTGACTCCTACTGATCAGTCCGTGACTGAAACTCCTTCACAACCAACAGCCCCAAACTTAGATTCTGTAAAAGCAGAATATGAAGCAAAAGTAGCTGCTGCACAAAAAGAAGCTGCTGAAGCACAAGAAAAATTTCAAGGCATCAAAACTAAACTTGACGATGTTTATAAACAAAAGGAAGAAAAACGTACCAAAGAATTAGAAGAGCAAGGACAATGGAAAACTCTTTGGGAAGAAGCCAATAAAACCGCACAGGATAAAGATCAACAGATCAATACGTTATCTCAACAGCTACAAGAAATGAAAACTTCTAATGAAGTAGCTTCTACAAAAACTACAGCATTAGCAGCCATCAGTAATCTTGGAGCGATAAACGCAGAACAAACCTTATCTTTATTGCAAGGAAAACTACAAAAGAACGCTAAAGGTAAGGTTGTGGTACTAAATGGTGGTGTAGAGCAAGATTTAAGTACTTATCTCACGAGTCTCAAAAACCCTGGTAGTGGATGGGAACATCATTTCAAACCAAGTAGTGCTGCTGGTATGGGTGCAAAGCCTAGTCCTATCTCAAATGTATCAGGTGGAACAGATAATCCTTGGAAGAGTGGCAATTTGACTCAACAGCTTATAATGGAGAATGAGAACCCCGAACTCTCAGCCGTGCTGAAGAGGGAGGCTCAAACAAAATAGTTAGTTTCTGTGAAACTAATGCCCTTATCTGTGATTAGGGTATCGCAAACATAAAAAAGGTAAATCTGAATGGCTGCTCCGTTTCAGAATTATACTGGCGGTGTCCTACTAGCGGATGTCGTCAAGAGAAATAATTTTAGTACTTACGTTTCCGAAGCTATCAAGGAACGTAGTGCGTTTATCAAATCTGGTGCTGTAGTTCGTAACCCTCTGCTTGACTCAACAGAAGGTGGAACAAGAATCCAAGTTCCAGAATTTAACCCAATCGCCCCAACAGAAGAAATTCTAACTGGTGCTGCTGGATGGGGAACATCATCTGGAGGTTACTTAACACCTCAGAAGATTAGTTCTGCAACACAAGTTGCAACTATTTGTCATAGAGCATTTGCATATGCTGTTGACGATCTTGCTATCTTGGCTGCTGGTGAAGATCCAATGGGTCACATCAGAAACCAACTTGCAGATGCAATCAACAAATTAAATAACGCTAGATTGTTCTCACATTTAGCTGGTTTATTTGGAACTGCATTAGCAGCTAACAAGTTAGACGTAGCAAAAGCTGGTGCTAGTGCTACTGAAGTTAACTTTTTAACAGCTTCTACAGTTGCAAAAGCAAGAAACCTACTTGGAGAAAGAGGAGAGGATCTTGATCTTCTAATCGTTCATCCATCTGTTGCTTACTACCTCTATCAGGTTGGTATGTTAACATTCTCTACTTCTGCATTATCAACAGGCACAAACCTCACTTGGGGTGGTGGTGGTGTTGGTATCAGCGATAGAGCCGTTGGTGAATTTGCTGGATGTACAGTTGTTGTTGACTCTGCTGTTAACACAGTTGCACCATCTAGTTCATCTGGTCATCAAACTGAGTTCTTCTGCTACCTAACATCTTCAGGAACAATCCTTGAAGGTAATCAGCAAGCACTAAGAATCGAAGCTGAAAGAAACATTCTTTCTAAGCAGGATGTTATGTCAGTTGACTACCACAGTGCTTATCACGTTATGGGTACTAAGTGGAATGTTGCTGATGACAACCCAACCAATGCACACTTAGCAACAGCTAACAAGTGGGCATTAACATATGATGCTGACTTAATTCCATTGGTTCAGTTAACAGTTAACTCACCTCTTGATACTTCAACTTATTAATCGTATTATTAAGTTGCAAAGCAAAGCGGTAAAGAACCTCATCAATTATTGGTGGGGTTTTTTCTTTACGCTACAATAAAACTAAATTACTTTATAGATCGTGGCAGCTACTATAGACGCAACATTATCTGGAGCTAATGCTAATAGTTATGTCACATTAGCTGAAGCAGACGCATACTTTGAAACTGTCCCAAGTTCTACGCAATGGGATAATAAACAAGATGACAAAAAGAATCGAGCATTAATAGCAGCAACCAGATGGATTGATAGCTTTGTATTTTATGGAGATAGATGTGATCATGGACAGGCATTAAAGTTTCCTAGAAATAATTATCAGGTAGATGATGTAGAACTAGCTTGTTCTGCAATTCCAAATAATATTAAATACGCACAATATGAATTAGCTAGAGCGTTGGCAAATGATACCGATGCAATGACAGGAAATGTAGGAACAAGTGGAAATATTGCAGAAGCAAAACTAGGAGATTTAGAAGTTAAATATAATGTTGCAAGTCAGGGAACTGGTTCCGTTAATAATATTATGGATGTTTACCCTTGGCTTCAAAGTTATCTTGGAGCGTATATGATTGGTGGAGCAGGAACTTTCCAAATGAGAGCAGTTCGAGGATAATATGTCATTTATAGACAGTACTTTTCAAAGTTTACCTAAACAATTATTAGATAGTTTTGGTATTGATATTATTTATATTAAGACTGCTACATCTCAAACTTATAATACGGCTACAGGAGAAGTAAGTGGATCTGATACGAATATTGAGATGAAGGGAATTATAAGCAATGTATCTGGATCGGTTTATGAAGGAACGAGCCAAACAAATGATTTGAAAGTTATTTTTGGTAATGATGAATTAGGAACATATTATCCAAAAGTTAAAGATAGGATTCAATATGCAGAAGATGGAGTAAATAAAGTTGCAAGAATTATTAGTATCAATACATCGAGGGGAGATAATCCTATACTTCATACAGTTATTGCGAGGCCACAATAAATGGCAAGAAATAGAAATGAATTTCCAGATTTAAAAAAGGAAGTTAATAGATATACAGCTACAGTTTTAAATAAAGGTGTTTTACCAATAGCAGAAGAGGTTGTTAAAGAATTACAGTTTAAAGGGCCATCTTGGACAGGATTATATTCAAATTCATGGCAGATAGAAGTTGCAGGAAAAAAATCATCTGGAACTCGTAGACCAGGAGAACCTAAACCTGTAAAAGCTCCTAAGTTAGATGTTAAATCTATAAGATCAGGCAGATCATCTAAAGATACTGTTGAATTAAGAATTACTAATTTAGCTAGAAGTAGAGCTTATGCTCAAGATGAAAAAGTAGGTAGATTTAGAAGAGGTAAGGCTGGTAATAAAGTTATTGGTAATGAACCTAGAACTTCTTCAGGTAAAAGTAAATTTGACCAAGCTGGTTCAGGGAGAAAAGACCTTACCAAAAGAGGAGATATTGGTGGTGGAAGTCCTGGAGTGTTATCTGGTAGAACTGCACCTTTAGATTGGTTTAGTACTTACAAAGAAGGAGGTTTTCTACAGCAAACAGTTAAACTTGAATTGAATAAAGGAATTAAACAAGCAAAAGGTAGAAGATTAAAATGAATTATCAAGGTATTAGAGCAGAATTTGAAACACCGATCAAAACAGCTTACGCAGCATTAAGCCCTGCCGTACCAGTATTTTTTGATAACTTTGGCGATGTTACTTCAGATGCAGATAGTGAATTTGTTTATGTGAATATTCAATTTGGAGTAACAACTGAAATAGGATTAACTGGTTCTTTAGATAATGTAAGAGGAATTATTACAGTAAGAGCATTTGCAGAAAAAGATAAAGGGCCAGCTAGGAGTCAAACTTTGATTAATACTGCATTTACCAGTATTGAAACAATAAACAACACAGGGCAGCCTACAAGTGGGATTCATGTAAGAACTGGAGAAGTAACTGGGCCTAGTTTTGAAGATGATAGACCTTTCTTTGTATCAACAATCGAAACAAATTTTCAAGCTACAGTAATTTCTTGAATCTTTGCTGTAATTCACGCTATCCTATAGACATATCGGGTAGTACCCGTATGTTCAAACCTTAGAATCATTTATCATGGCTACAGTTCTATCGGGTACTTCGGGAGCGTTATATTATTCTCCTGCTGGTACAAGCGTAACAACTCTCGCAGCTACAGCTTTTCCTTCATCAGGAGGAAACATTACTGTAGGATCTCAGTTGGGTTACAAAGTTAACGATACAGTAACACTTGCATATCCATCAGGAGCAACATTAACTAACTGTATTGCAGCAGGAGATCATTTTGTAAAAACTTATGATGCTTCAACTGGTGTTATGACACTTTCTGCAACAGCAGGAGGAGCAGCATTAACAGCTTCAGCAGCACCTACTTTTACAGCAGGAACTTTTGCAAGCATTACATTTACTACACCATTAGTTGTTGGATCTGTAAGAGAATGGAGTTTTGAGATAACCAGAGCAGAAATTGACGTAACAAGTATTGGTCAAACTGTTACTCAAACTGCACCATTTAGAACTTTCATTTCAGGTTTTGCTGATGGTAGTGGTTCTGCTAGTGTTTATTCAACAGATGATGACACACTTCTATCCAGCAGAATGGTTGAAGATGTTATCCAACGTCAACAAGCTGGTGCAAAGGTTAGATTATACATTGATCGTCAGATGATTTGTTCTAACGTAGATCAAATCGCAAGTAGATCAATTTTGGCATACATTATTCTTACTTCTGCAAGTTTCAA